TTCCTGATGTACCTCCTTGATACTTTTTTGCTTTACTCTTTTTCATTTAATATTAAAGATTTTGCATAATCTTATATTGTGCATTAGAGAGAGACTTGTGAATCTCTGCAAATACAGGATTCAATTGTTCTCCATAAAGATTTCTAAAGATAGTAGCTAATTCTGAAAGTTTAGATACAATTTCTTCTTTATTAATAGAAGGTTTAGTTTCTACTACTGGAGCAGGAGTTTCTGCTACTACTTCTTTTTCTACTACTGGAGTTACAACCTTAACTTCCTCTTTTACTGATTTTGCCATATTTATAAGTTTTTATTTTATACGCTATTTACTTTTTGGTTTATACTTAAGAGCTTTTTTCTTAACTGCAATTTCTTCTTTCTTAAGTGCAAGTTTTTGTTGCTCAAGTCTCATATTATCAGCATGAACTCTATCTTGTTGAGCATTTTCTCTAGCTTGCATTTCTTGTTGAATTTGCATCTTAGATTTCTCAAGTTCCATTTTCTGTTGTTTCTCTACTTGCTCAAACTGCTGTTTAGATTGTTGTAGTGAGAGTTTAGTAGCTTCCATAACATCAGGAACAGCATTCTGATTAACATCTGGATTACTCATACCAATAGAACCCAAAGCCCTAATCTCAGCTTCTCTAAGCCTAGCTTCCCTATCAAGTTGTTTCTGAGCTTCATCTCTATCCATCTTCTCTCTTGCAAGTCTTTCATTGCTCTCAATCTGTTGTTGTTGAGTAGCATTCTGTTGTTCTTGCAACTTATGTTTCTTCTCCTCAGATTGTTTAATGGAAGATTCCACCTCAGCAATAGAGTTAGATTTGAGAAGAGTAACAAAGTTAGAGAACTGCAGAGTTCCAGAAGCAATACCTTCTTTAGCAAGACCCTTGAGTTGTTCAAGGATTGCATTATCCTTAATACTATCAGAAACATATAAGCCAAAGTCAGTGTTAATTAAGGACTTAGTGTTTAGAATTGTTCTAGAGAACTCGTCAAAAACAAGTTTTCCTTGTTCATTAGTAGAGTAAGCAATCTTAGCTATTTCTAAAAGGTGTTCTAAGACCTTCTCTTTAACCATAGAGTGCTCATGGAAATAAATCTCAGTTAGTGCATTACTCTGTACAATAGAGCGTTCTACACCTCCCATAGTTTCAGAAGTATTAATTTGACCTTTTCTCTGTCTAGAGATACCGGTAATATTCTCTACTGCTTCCTCAATTTTAGAGAGCATTGAGAAGTAACCCTGAATAGAGTTACTAAGAGTCATATCTATCCCAGTAAATTGGTTAAACTTGGATACAGATGATGGGTCTCCTTCTCTACCTTCCTCAGCTGAGTTTACAAATGCAATACCCAGAGTATCAAAGTAATACATCCATTGCTCTACTGTCCATCCCTTACTTTTTGGGATTTGAGCAATATCCATTACAAACTTCTTACCTTTAGCCTTAGCAAACTCTAACTCTAGTCTGTACCAGATGATGTTGTAGAGGTATTGATAGGGTTTAATGAGATCAACAAGTGAGGTCGGCTTACTGTTGATGTTGTTGAATATTCTACCAATGAATGGAAGTTTACACTTGTATGGGTTATCCACTGTGTTGAATTGATAGGGACTCTCGTAAGCAAAGAAGATTGTTGGTCCAACTTGCACCCCAATCCATGTTCTTGGAATCCAGTTCCACTCAACTGTAATTTCCCCTTTAAGTTCTGCAGGAATTTTGAAATCCTCATCAACAACTTTCTTTTGTACTTGTCCATTTTGGTCAATGTAAGTTGCAGTCCCAATTTTCTTCTCACTTTTCCATGTGACAAGTTGCATAAGAATTTTGGTACCTGTGTAGTTGTAATGTGGGTATGTTGTTGTAATAACTTCTGGGGATTGTCCATATGATGCTGTTGCATTAAATATTTCTGCGCTTCTTAAGTTTTCTTTATCCTTATCTGTCAGTCTGTCTCCAAACCAATCTAATATTTGACCTCTATCTAACCACATTCTTCCTACTGCCCAATCACAATCCTCAATAAAGAGAGAATCTTGATTCTTATCACACTCAAAGTGTATTGGATTCCAAGGAATTAAGACTGGTTCATTATTAAAGATACCTGCATAATATACTTCCTCTGCACAAGTAAGTGCATTTTGAAAACCCCTAATAAAGTGATTTTTGAGTTTAAGAGCTTTCTCAAGATGGTTTAAGAGTTTATTAGCAGTAATTTCTACATTATTAGTGTAGGAATTAGTAAAGTATTCCTCTACTTCTTTAGGAGTTTCTGCTTCTACCTTTTCCCCAAGAGCATTCTTAAGGATTGCCATATAAGAATATTCTAAAGCTTCTTTTTTGTCTTGTAGATATTGGTTAAAACCTTCTCCAGCTGTGGAGACAACTTTATAGGTAAATGGCCTTTTGAGTTCCTCTCCAACCAGTTGAAGAACTGAAGAGCGCACAATATTATAATCTTGGAAATTAGCAGGAAGATTCCCAATGCTATCATGTATATCAACACCATAAGGCTTAGTGACATAGCTAAAGTCCTCAAGATTGACAATAGAGTTAAAGAGATCATAATTAATTTGTTTTGCCTCCCTTGAAGTTCTGCTTCCTGAGAGGTTAGAGTATGCTCTACCTACTAGGGCAATAATACATTTCTTTTGCCAGTCTAGGGTTTCTTTAGTCCTCTGAGGTACTCTTTGTTCTGGAAGTGGTGGAATCATTAGTTACTAAATAATTTAGAAGAGAAAAAATCTCTGCCATTCCTCTTATACGAGTCTTTAAAAGCAGGTTGTATTCTTGTCAATTCAATGTTTCTAATAAGTGCTAGTGAGAATGAGATAAATCTATCAAAGTTACCTCTACTATTATAAGTAATAAGTTCTTGTAGCAAGCCTATACTTTTAATTTTATACACATTACTCTTACCATCTTCATATTCCTCTCTTAACCAGTTGTTTACATAGGTAATGAGTTCATTCTTAACAGAGGAATATGAATTGCCAACGACTCTGATACCATAGGTGTTTGAGTGTTGGTTAGAAGCAGCCTTAACAATACTAGGTGTTCTGGATAATAGATGTAACTTATGTTTGTTCTCACAGTGAGTTTTGAAATTGTTGATGTTATTCTCATATAGACAACTTGCGTTATAGTACTCTATTAAGAGAATACATTGATCATAAAACTCTTTAAAGTTCTGTGGTCTACCTGTATACTCAGCTACAGGCAAATCATGAGTTTCCTCTCCAATTGCATACCTCTTAAAGATAAAGAGTGAGCCTAAAGATTCTGAGTAATTAGCCTCATCAGTAGCATATGGATCTAGTCCTGCAGTATATAAGTTGTACGATGTACCTGGGGTTGGTTTCTCCCATATCTGTATACATCCACTCTTATCTAGGCTTTTATCTCTATATTCTAAGGGTCTTAAGGAAAGGTCTGGGATGAATTCTGCATTACCTCTTTCATCATAAGACATTCTACCACAAATACCTTTATACTCATCTTTAGTCATACATAGACCTAGTTGCTTACGCAGGTCTTCTGTAGGAAATACATTATTAGAGATAATTTGGAAAGCTTCTGAGGGGGACCAAGCATACTCAGTAGTATGTCTCAAGTATTCCTCAGGACTCTTTGCTTTAGCTTTCTTATTTTCCCTAAGTTTAGTCAAGAGTTCCTTGGCCTTAGGTATATCTGAGTTACCTTCCTTATCATAAGCACCCTCATAGTTCTGATACATAGGAAAGAAGAATCCTGCAGGTTTTTCTGGTAATCCATCCTCATCCCATACATTCTCAAAGGGCATCATATTGTAATTATCTGGGTTATAGTACATTTCTGCAAAGTCAATAGTACCTGCTTCCATATCACCACCAGTACCAAATACTACCATCATTCCAGTATAGTAATCACCTGCCTTAATAGAAGGTTCCATAGCATAATAACTCTCATTCCAATTAATGAAAGTACCTGCTTCTTCTACAATAATTTTACTTGCATCAGCTCCCCTTGCAGCATCAGGGTTATTCTGAAAGGAGATACAAGTAATAGCACTTTGAAAACCCTTAGTCAACTCTGTACCATCCTCAGTATACTCAATAAAACCACTCTTAATTCTACCATCAGCAATCTTATTAACAAGCCTTGTTCTCTTAAAAGCAGGACAATGCTCATTTAAGTGATTGAGCATATCCATAACCTTAGTAAAGATACCAATCTCTGAGAATAGATACTTCTTATCATAAGCAGCAACAAGGGTAAGACTCTTCTTAATGAAGGTGTATTCCCAAGCTATAGTAGCAGCATTCTTATAAGAGAATCCTCTCCTCCTTGCTTTACCTACTATCATACTCTTACCCCCTTCTGTCCATAAGACCTTGTTATTTAAGTGTAGTTTAGGGATAAGTTCTGGATCTATACCATTCTCAGCTATCTCTAAGAACCAAAAGTACTCATAATCACCATCCCAAAAGTCAGGTAAGAGGAATCCTTTAGATACTTTTCTCTTACCTCTATTATCATCAGTTAGATTTACCTTGTTTATTAAGCAATAGTTTAAATAAAAGTAGTGTTTACCAGTAATCTTAGCACCTGAGACTTCATAGCCATTCATACACCTATCATATTCCTGATCCCAGAATCTATCAAACTCTAGAGTCCCAGGAAGAGCATTAGTATATCTACCAGTAGTTATGAAGTTCTTACCAGCCTCTCTAAAAGGCTCAGTATTAACCCATATACCATTCTTATTTCTTATTGTTCCCATCTATTGATCTTTGCTCCAGCTCTTACTTTATTCTGTGCTACATTCTCAGACTCTACTTTATCCTTCAATCCCTCTAAAGTTGTAATTACCTGCAAGGTGTTCTTTAAGGCATCAGTAACTTCCTTAACTTTATAAACAGGATTACCCTTAGCATCAAGAAGAGTGTAATCTACATTCCTAAAATATGCTCTAGTTTGATTGGCAGCATGTATAGCATCCTGAAGATAACGCATATTAAAGGAATAATTAAGCTCTTTATACTTCTCAATAGCATCCTTTAGTTCTTTTGTAAGTTCTACTCCTAAATCCTTATGCAATGCAGCTATCTTTTGTTCCTCATCATAAGCTCTGTAAGGAGAGTTAAAGTCAGCAAATAGGTATACATACTTGAAGAGTTGTATACCATTATCTTTTTTACTGCTATCCTGTAGCTTCTTAAACTCTGGAATTAAGAGGCAAGCCTCATGTAAATTTACAGTAGCCCCATTTATCTCAATTATTTTCATCTTTTAGTTGTTTAAACTTCTTATAAGTTTCCCTCTTAGTGAGTTTCCTAATAAAGGTACCAATATACCTAACTGTTATCTTCTTTTCTTTATTCTTCATACCCTTAATTACAGATAAGAAGCTAAACTTTATAACAGTATTAACATCTTTGTACGGAAGTTGTAGATTCTCAGCTACTTCCTTAATTATCTGCTGTATCTTCACTAAAGATAAATTTAATATCTGCTAGATATATACCCTTCCTAAAGCCTGAGGAAGTTAAGAGACCTTTCTTCTTAAGAGATGCCTTAATGTTGTTGTAAGAAGCATCCTTTAGAGATAGTTTATCCTTAATCTTCTTGTTAGTCTTAGGGGAATTTAACAATTCCCATGCAATTTCTGGAGTACTTTGTTCATTAAAAGCCTCATACTCCCTGA